CTTTACCTGACTTTGATTTATAATAATCAATTAGGTTTTTTTCTACAAAGCATATATTACATTTTTTTACCATGGATCGGATTCTTCATCTACTTTAGGTTTAGTTGCTGGAGCAGGAGCAGCTGCAGGAGCAGCCTTCTCTTTAATAATGATAGTGTTACCACCACCAGTATTTGCTTGTTGCTTTTGTTCGTTGTTAGTAGTAATGTTAATCACAGGTGCAGGGGCTGCTACAGCAGTTGGAGTTTCTGGCTTTTCATCTTCGCCACCACCTAAGTGAGTAGCAAACCAAGCACCACCAGCTGTAACAGCAGTGGTAATTGCTCCAATAATGGTTTTTTTGATAGCGGACATACCGCTCTCTTCTTTTTCTTCTGACATATTATTTAGTTTTAATTTTAATTATCTGTTGTACTTGATAAAGATATTCCATCTTCCTCATCAGTTTTTTGAATTAGCATTTTGTCACGGTCTTCAGAGTTAAACCAATAATCAATAACTTTATTTAAGTTACCAACAAAGGCACCCAATAGAATAAGTAACATTTCTTTCCAGTCATCCTCTATTTTTACTCCAACAAATACTGCTGAATTGATTCCTACTATGATTAAAGTAAATAACCCTAAAATTACTAACGTAATTCTCCACCTATTACTCTGCATTTCCTGCAGCATGTTATAGAATCTATTAATATCAGGTTTTGTTGTTTCTATATTGCTCATTTGTTTACAATTATTTTAGAGTGTAATGATTCTGTTTCAGTAGTTACAGAAAGAATATAAATACCATCTGACAGACAATCTAGGTTTGCACTATACTTGTACTTGCCAGCTGGCATACGTTCTTTTAAAATAGTCTGTACACGTCTTCCTACTTCATCAGAGATAGACATATCTACATCAGATGCTTCTTTAATCTTAAACTGTATTTGTATATCTCCTTCTGTAGGATTAGGGAATACTATAATGGAGTTTAAGTCATTAAGAGAGATAGTTCCTTTGTTAATTCTACGTACCTCTACAATACCCATAGCCGGAATAATGTTCATATCTTTAGAGTTAGCATCTCCTACATACTTAGCACCTGTCCAGAGAGCTGCAGTAGCCCAACTATCTTGTGGTTTTTTAGCAATAAACTGAAGTGTAAAAGCTTGCTCTCCATCATTAAGCATATTCTCATTAGTTAAATCAGCACCTCCCCAAGATACTAAACCATTAGAAGGATTAAAGAATGAAGTCCAGTTCATTACTTTATCAGTGTTTTGTACTGCTTTAAATTCTAAGTAAGCAGTATCATACTTAAGATCTAATTGTAATGCACCTAACTTTTTACCATTAGTTAAAACTTTAACCGGTACATTAACTAGGTTACCTTCTTCTACAGTTACTTTAGGCATATTTACCTCAATAGTTTCTGCAGGGAAATCATAACTTACAGTCTCATCAATGATGTAACGTTTAGCGTTAGCTGGATTAGTAATTTTAATAGGAGTTAAACGGGCCATTTTAAAGCCTGTAGAGTTTGCATCTCCTTTAACAGCTACATAGTAAGTGATAGAATCATTACCATCTACACTGTAAGTAAAGTTATTTATAGTAGAGTAAGTAGAAGTCAAGTTAGAAGTAGCTCCATTAATTGCATTGTACTCAGCAACTGTAAAGAACATTACATCTTTCTTAGAATTAGGCCAAGCAGAGAATCTACCGGCTAATCTACCATATACAGAATATACATCAGCAATAGAAATATCACCAGTAGTACCGTTTACATCCATTGTGTAGTAATCAAATCCGGTAGGAGTATATTGACCTAAGATAGATTGGTTAATCTTTTGTGCATCTGCAGTAGAGAATACATTACCTGGGATCATTGTGTCTCCCTTAACTACAATACGTACATCCCAATAAGTGGTATCTAAGAATTTCTTAAATACAGTAACACCCAATGAGTTAGTCTTTTGTGAAGCAATCTGAGACCAAGTAGAAGAACCTTTAGCTCTTTTCTCTAAACTAACTGTTAAGTTCTTAGCATCTGTACCAGTAATGTTTTTAAACTTAGTAGCAAAGCGCAATACTTTCTGATTGAAACGTCCACCATAAGAGTAAACTACCAAGGTAGTATCATTACCCCAGTTAGTAGCAGCTCTGTTAGAGAATGATTTAACACCAGCAACTTTCAAAGTCTTAATAGAATCTAAGTTGTTCCAAACTGTTTCACCTGCGTGAGTAAAAGTTAAATCAAATGTAGCTCCATTAGAATAGTTAAAAGTAGAACTAGATCCTGTGTAAGCCAAAGTACCTGTCAAGAATCCTTGTAGGTTACTATCTACATACTGAAGGTATTGATCAGAAGCAGAAATCTTAAGAGAAGGTACAACTCCTGTAAAAGCAGTCTTATCATAGAATACACGGAATTGCATACCGGTAATCTTCTCTGATGTAGATGTGTTGTAAAAATGTAAAGGTGCAACAGTTTGTCCTACAGTAGTAGTGGCAACCTGATATCCTGAATCAATAACCACCCAATGACCTGTACCGGGTGATGTAGCAGAACTTTGTGCAAAGCTTAAAGAAGCTATTAAAGTTCCGAATAGTGTCGTAATCAATTTTTTCATTTGTTTATATTATTTAAAGCGTGTTCTATCAACCAAGGTTCTGGGTTTGTTAATTTTTCTATGAAGTTTAACTCATACATATAACAAAATGTCTCTTCTTTTGCGGGAATAAGTTCTATCCCTTTTTTAGCTATGTACAAGTGAAGACTTTCATGTACTAGCACTACAGCAATATTGTTTATAGAGTTTAGTTTCATATCATTCACAGCTATGTAAATGTGACCTAAACCATCCTCTAATAAACATGAAGAGTAAGGACTAATCATAAAAGATATTTGATAACAATTTGTATCAAGCATCTTATACTTATCTATGTCTACTCTTTTTATTAGTTGAATTGCTGAATCAACTTTTAAATCCCAACCATCCCCAGCTTTGTCAATTTTTATTTGACTAAAACAAGGGACAGAGAGAATCAGAAAAAGACTAATTAGTACAGATTTCATAATCTTCTACTAAATAGATTCTTTTTGCTTTATGTTTTAATTTCTTACATTCTCTGATATTAGAAGCAGCCACTCCTACAAACTTTGCAGCTTCTTTAGAGTTTAAGAAGATGTGGGTTTCTCCTGTAATAGTGTTAGTTAACTTAAGATGTTTCTTACTATTAGAAATACTTTGCTTTATAAGATATTCTTCTGTTTGTAGTTTTCCTCCATAATTAGGATTGTTACTACCCGAAGAAGATTCTGATATCTTACTTAAAGACTCTGTAGAGTGTTTCTTTCCATAGAACGCATTGTTTATTCCTGTAGCTTTTAAAGACATAAGTTGTTTTGTACCTAATGACAAAACTTTTTTCTTTTCATGCGTAGGGGTTAGATAACAGTTTAAACCATTCTCTACACTACAAAAGTGTTCTTGATAGTATCTTTCTCTTTCTAATAGATTTTCACTAGAACAAAATTCTAGTATTTCAATCTTGTGTAAGTCAACACCATGCTTTACCAAAGAATTATAAATAGCTCTTTGTTTCTTAACTCTATTTGGGGTTAAATAGTAACTACAACGTATACGCAAGTTAACAGCCTCACCTACATAGATTTTGCCTGTAGGAGAAGTTATCTTGTATATACCTGAGTTACTAGGAAACCCCAAAATAGAATCATGCATATTATTTAATGTCTTCTGATTTAATCAAAGTGTAGGTAAAAGAATCTCCCTGTAATTTAGCACCTTTCTCGCAGATTGCAAGAAATTTATCAAAATCAGCAGATTTTTTAAATACCTGGCAACCATGACTCCAATCATTTACTTGAGCAGAATCTACTCCTGCTTTATGAATATTAATTCCAAATACTCCAGTCTCAGTTTTATCTTCTTGGTATACTCCGTCTTTAGTATAGTCACGGAATACAGTAAGAGGAGCTTTCTGCTTAAGACACTTGTATTTACCTTGGTGAAGACCTACACCATGTGATCCTGGATATTGTCCTGGTTTAACACGAGCAGTTCCACCACCGTTATCTGTGGTACAAGGCCAGATATGGAACTTCCATTCTCCGCCTTCTTTATAGCTCAAAGTCATCCAATCATCAAATGCATTGGTAACTTTTTGTCCTGTAGCACTATTACGAATACCAATTACATTGATATTAAATTCTCCGTTCTCGAAGTATTTGTGCCCTTTAGCTTTAACAGCTGCTTCAATTTGTTCTCTTGTGTAACTCATAGTTTATAGTTTATAGTAAATAGTAAATTAATCCTCAGAACTAGCTCCAGGTTTTTTCATAATTTTCTCTGCACTTGTCAAAGAAAGACAACCAAAAGCTAACAATGCAACTGCATCCACTAAAGGAACAGATGGAGCAAAGTGTGCTTCAGTAAATGAGTTAGCGTACAATGTAGCGCATAGTGTAATTGTGCAGACCAAGCCACACAGACGTTTCATGGAAACAGAGCCTTTTTCATCCTTGAACAGGCCGCCAATAAAGTTTAATAGTTTCATACGGTATAATTTTTTTACCGCAGTTAATTCAGGATGCAGCCCTAGATGGTTTTTAGGGTACTACATATATAATATACGAAATTATCTTCTAGTTTGAAACTCTACACCTTTTAAAGCTTTAACTGGATCAATTTGATTACCAGTAAATCCAAATAAATATCCAAGATCATTGAAGATTTTAGGCGCATTTTCTTTTTGCCAAGAGTAAGGTCCTACATCTCTAGTATAAAATGCACGGTTATCATTAGTAATAAGGTGCATTAAATCTACACCAGCATCTTTATATTTATCCATAACAGGTCCTAATGTTGGAGCACCTCCACTATAAACCAAACCAACATATTCTCTAGGATTTAAGAATGTAATAGTCTCTTGTCTTGTTCCAAGTGCTACAACTAAAGCATGGTTAGTTAACCAACCGGCAGTATTAAAATCATCAGATAATAAATCACCACTTCTTTGACGCATCTTTTCAAATCTATCTTCATCATCAGGATCATATCCAAATAAGTAAGAGATAATCAGCGCTAATAAAGTAAGACTAATACCTTCAGTTAAAACTTTTTTAGCAGCATATGTCTCATCATCAGTCATATACATATTACCTGAAGAAGCTCTAGAAATAAATTGTTTTAAGAATCTAGCAAATGTTCTATAATATCCCTCATTCATATCACTACTACGCATATTATATCTTAAAGAACTAAATCTATTTACAAACATTCTTGTAAAGAAC